AATTCAAGCTCGGCATCTGTTAACCCGTAAGTCTTACAAGCCCACTTTCTAGTGAGCCTGTAATACTTAAGGATTTTTAATTCACGTAAATCGTGACTAGTTAATCTCATTCAAGATTAAGCAGCTGCAATAACTCTAGCAGTAGTAGAACGTCTAATGTTAATTGCTGAAATATCGCTAGGGTTAATACCACAAGGATATGTGTCGTTTACAGCGTCAAACAAGAACATACCGTCATTGTAAACTGGAGACTGCGCGTTAATACCTTGAACAATCTTTTTAACAATAGCCGTAGCTGTAGCAGCGTCAGTTACTGTTAAGATAGCTAGAGAGTTTTCATATCCCTCGCCACCAGCGTCACCAATTCCGAAGTGTCTGTTAAACATACCAGTATCATTAAATGTTAATTCAACAGATGTGTTACCAGCTGTAATGCATAATAAATCTTCTAATTTAAATGCAGCCATGTCTAAGTTTGTACCATCATCAGCAGATCCTACAGAGTTAGCGTCTACAGTAGAGCTGTGAAATACAAACATTTCATACTTTTTTGCCATTTTGTTTTAATTTTTAAAATGATTAATAAATAATTTGTTTTAGATTTTAAGTTTGTGGATTATTGTTTATGGTTTATGTTTAATCTACTAATACAATATCACTTGCTTTAATTACAAAATAAAACTTATCGTTATATTCTATACCGTGGCCAGCATGACGATCGTACCATACAATGTCTTCTTGTGATATTGCTTCTACTAGATTACCTACTGAAACTACTTTACCTTTGAAGTATCTAACGTCTTCTTTAGTATCTTCTGTCAAGATTAATCCACCAACTTTCTTTTCAGCTTCTTTAATCTTATCTACTACTACATAATGATTAACTGCCTTCATTTACTCGTATATTTGAAATTACACAATCAGCTGAAATTATTGTCGATGCTACTGAAGCTGCGTTAGTTAATGCTGTCTTAGTAACAAGTACAGGATCTATAATACCTTCTTTAACCATATCAACATATTCACCAGTTATAACATTAATACCTTCACCTTCAGTCTTAGGTAGTTCAACACCAGTAGATATACCAGCGTTATCAAGTATTGTAGCCATAGGTGCTAATATAGCTTTTGCAAGCACTTCTTCACCGACATTGTCGGTCGAAATTTTTTGAGATGCGTTAAAGAGGGCTATACCGCCTCCTGGCACTATACCTTCTTTGAGGGCAGCTTTTGTAGCATATATCGCGTCTTCGACCCTGTCCTTTTTTTCTTTAAGTTCAACCTTAGAGTTTGCCCCAACACGGATAATTCCAACACTACCCGATAACATAGAGAGTCTCTGCTCCAGTTTCTTTTTAATGAAACCATTTTTTTCGTCTGCAACCATTTTTGCGACTTGATCAATTCTTTCTGCAACATCTTGTTCTGTATCTTCAGTTAACGTTATAACTGTATTTCTATCGTCTGTAGATGCAAAATCAGCTTCTCCTAAGTCTTCTGGCTTCATAGCATCAAGATCATCACCAAGCTCTTCATTAAATACAGTTGCACCTGTAAGTATTGCTAAATCTTCGCATGTATCTTTTTTAGTAGGGCCAAAGCCAGGTAAATTAATAATATTAACTTTTATATTACCTTTTACTTTATTCATTAAAAGTGCAGATTTAACTTGCTGTGCAACAGGTGCTATAATAAGTAATGATCTATTATTTTTAATCACATGCTCTAGTATGCCTTGTATCTTGCGTATATTAGGTATTTCAGACATACATATTAATATAAGTGGATTATCTAACTCTGATTTTTGTTTATCAGTATTAGTTACAAAATGCGGCGATGTTATGCCACAATCAAATTGTACACCATCTACAGTTTCTACGTATGTTTCTTCAGTGTCTGATTCTTCCATAAGCACTACACCATCTTTACCTACAGTCTTGTAAGCTTCAGATATAATAGATCCTAGCTCTTTATCATTGTTACAGCTAATAGTTGCAACATGATCTAGCATATCGTCATCAACATCTATCTTAATAGACTCAAGATATTCAATAACTTTAGCTACAGCAGAGTCTATACCTTGCTTAACTTCTCTAGTATTTTGTGTTTGTAGTATTTCGTATATTTCTTGCAACAAGCTTTCAGCCAAGACGGTAGCCGTTGTGGTACCGTCACCCGCTTCCTTGACTGTTTTACTTGCAGCTTCTTTAATGAGAGTAGCGCCAATGTTCTCAACGGGATCTAATAGTACTACAGATTGCGCAACTGTAACACCATCTTTAGTGATCACTGGCTTTCCTCGGCCATCTTCATAGATTACGCACTTACCAGAAGCGCCGAGTGTTGATTTTACTGCCGATGCTAACTTATTAACACCGATCATAATACGGTTTTTGGCATTTTCGCCAAAATTGAGCTCTTTTACAAGCTCATTTGGTAAATTATATTCCATTATATTAAATTAAATTAAATTTTTACTATTTTTTGAACGATTTTACAACTTTTGGGCCTTTTGTAGCCTCTAATTTTTTAGTAAAATGCTCAATACTACCGTCTATAGCGGACTCTGCGCCTTCTAAAGTCTCTCTACGCGTAACATCTGACCATTTGTCAGCATTGTCAGGGTGATTAACTTCTGTTTGGTAGTAACCGTTTGGCAATTGGGTTATTCGCCAGTTTTCTTTATTGGCAAGGTGTTCCCATTGGCCTTTGGTTTTTTCATTTACTTGTGGATTTCCGGTCCACGTACTAGTTTTATAATACAAATACGTCATTTTTGGTTTTATTTATTGGTTAGTAATTAGTTTTGTTAGATATTAAAATCCAAATATTTCTTTTCTTTGTTTTCTTTTTAACATCTTTTCATACTCCTTCATAGTCATACCTAAATTTTTAGCTTTTTCACGAGATCTTTTTATATTTTCAGCCTCTACTCTTTTGAATTCAGCTTTTTTCTTAGCTTTTTCTGCTTTAGCTTTTTGTTGTTTTTCATAATCAGCTTTAGCTCTTTTAGCCATTTTTGATCCGCCATCTACAACTCTTATAGTTTTACCTTGTAACTGAGCTTTAGTAATTTTACCTACTTCTTTTAAATTTTTAGTTAATTTAGCAGGAGACTTCTTCATCTTAACAGGAGCAGCGTCAACAGCTTCTTTAAACTTACCGCTAAGCTTACCAGCTTTCGATGCAGCTTTTAATTTAGCATTGAATTTTGCGGCGCTATCTTTTGGTTCAGGTCCTAAAAATTTGCGAACTTTTTCAGATTTTTTAGAACGATCACGAAGCTTTTTTATATCAGCTGGAGACATTTTTTTCGCGCCACCTTTAATCTTTTTACCTTTCGTGCTTTTTGGCCCTTCTTTAATTGCTTTAGCCATTTTATCACCGTACATGCTCTTGTCGCTCATATCTTTTAGTTTAGCAGGTGATTTATGACCCATCTTCATAGAAGAATCTTTCTTCATTTTCATAGGAGCCTCTTTTTTAAGCTTCATTGCAGCTTCTTTTTTCATCTTAGCTGCAGACTCCATTTTCATTTTCATCGCTGTACGATTGTTGCCCGCCATTTTAGCCATTTTCGCCATCGACGGGTTTTTCATTTTAAATGCCATTGTTTTATATTTTTTAAGTTATAACGTTATAACATAGTAATTACATAAAAAAAGATATTATAAATATAGAGGCTTAGCATAGCCCCTACCTACCCAAGCGTACTACGATATACAAAAATGCAATTACTTTTACGGGCCCCCACTTGTATTTTTCATTTACAACTTTTTGTTTGACAAATTTATTACGGAGTTTATTAGATAATATATTTGTAAATCAATTAAATAATTAACTTAATAAATTAAATAACTATGTCACAAGAAACATTAACTAAAAAAAGATTTGTAATTTCTAAATCATTAGTCGGTAAAAATGTATTAATAACTTTTACTAACAAAAAAGGTGAAACATATACGTATGACCACGACGCAGTTTACAGTGCAAATCAAGAAAAGTTTGAAACAATGAACTGTTTTCAAAAGTATGGTAACTATACTAATAGTAATAATGTACCAACATTCGGTCGTAAGTTCACAGTGTAAAAACTGTGACACTTGCCACCTACTATACTTTACTTAACAACCTAATGTCACACTATTATGATACATGATTTAATAATACTTATAATACTTGGAATAATACTACAATATATTGAAACAATAATTGTAAGTAGAGAGAGGTAGTAGATTACCTCTCAACTAAAATTAATATATAAACAAATTAACTACTTTTACTTATGTCAAATAAAGATTTTTTACAATACTTAGAAACACAAATGAACTACTACAAGTCTTTTGATAGAGACATGTATATTCACTACAGAAATAAACTTAGAGTATACAAACTAAAAACGACTCAAGTTGGATAATATAATTGAACTTAATAAAATATAATATGTCAAAGAAAATAATTAATAAGGTAGTAGATGAAACAGTAGATACTATAATAGATAAAATAGATGAAGTACTAGTAGACTATATGTTTGAGTATGGTAACTATGAAGAAACAAATGATGAGTTCTTTAATGACAAAGAAGAAATGTTTGTACAGGTAATAAAAGAATTAAATAATAGAATAAATAATAAGTGATATGAAAGTAACTAATAAAATAACAGGTGAAGACGTAACTAAATACGTCATCGGTTTACTAGAAGGTTTAATTACTCAAGATGAGTTTGAAGAACTAACTATGATAACAAAATAAATACGTAACTCGTTGGATAATATAATAAAATAAGATATGAAAACAATTAAAAAATCTCCTTCAACTAATATAATTAAATTAAATAATAATACTTATATTCCATTTCAACTTCACCAACTACCGAAGTACTATAATGAAATACCTTTATCAGAACAATTTAATTTAAAAGGTTACTGTTATATAAACTTAACATCTTTAAAATCTCACAACAAAGATATTCATACTTTAAACAGAGATTTAGATTATACTCAAAGAAGATAACAAAATAAATACGATTACTAATGGATAATAATAACGATATGAAAATTAAATTAAAAGAACTAGAGGCACTACTAGTCAGTCACGACTGGTACTATATGATGAGTGACGATAACAGATACTACAAACAAGGTAGAAAGTCATTTGAATTAATATGGAAACTAATGGACGAGTTGAAAGATGGTGGTTATTTCACCGAAGCGGAAAACTTATACGATACATACAAAAAATAATATGAAGAAAATTAAATTAACAGTACTAACATTACTACTAGGTAGTATGTGTTACGGTCAAATTCAAGTAAAAGACGACGCACTAACTAAAAAAATAGCGTACGTTGAGTCAGTGAATACTATTCAAGACATAATAGAGTGGATGCACTGGGATGTAGAAAACGGTCAAGTAGGTAAAGAAGTTGGTGAACTTTATATTAAAAACTTATACTCTTTACTATCAAGACTAGAAGATATTAATGCAGGTTACGTATTCGACTGCGAAAACTGCGACGAAATAGATTAATATGACTATAACTATAAAACAAATCGGTAAAACTTACAAGGTAAGTGACGATAATACGGTAGAAGTAACTCATGACCACGAAGCGGTAGTATCAGTTTGCGGTGAATATTTCAAAAACAAATACACAGGTGAGTGGTTAAGTGAGTTAGAAGCCGAGCAGGCGATGATAGATAAATATGAAGAAGATGAATCAAATAAGTACTACTAATGTTTGAGTGGGCATGGGTAATATGTGCCTGTTGGTACTTAGGAAATATAATATATAGATATGATAAAAAGTAAATTTATAGCGACGGCG